GATGCGCTTGATGTGATTGATGCTGAGTCTTCAGAGGTTGACATGGCAGTCAGCAACGAGGCGACAGTTGATTAAGATTGGTAACGGTCGAATGACCAGTGAGCGCACCCCGGAGGAGATTGCGCGGTTGATACGGGAGGAGTTTCAGCATCTCTCGCCGGACGAGAGAAAAGCAGTACAGCTCTGTTTGCAAGAGATGCAGGACCCGGCTTTCAATCAACAGGAAGACCCGCCTATACGAATCATCGATGTCCTGGAGGAGGGTGAGTACATCCGCAAGCCAGTCGATATCGAGACTTTCGTGAAGGACCCGTACTACCTCGGCAAGACCAGTGACATGCTGTACCCGAAGCTCATGGGTGACATGGTGGAGCTATTCTCTGGTGGCTACGGGGAATGCATCATGACAGGCAGCATCGGTTTTGGTAAGTGCCTAGGATTAAACAGTTTTTTCACAGAAGGTGCTTCTGGGAGAAGAGTTTCAATCGGTGAAATGATCGGCGAAGAGCCGCTTGTTCCGTCGCTTAGCGAGGGTGAAATCAAGCACCAAAAAGCTTCCCGTGTTTGGAAGTCGGGTCGCAAGAAGTGTCTTCGGATGACGCTTAATTCAGGGCAATGGCTGGAGGTGAGTACAGATCATCCAGTGCTTACTCCTTCGGGGTATGTACCTATTTCTGACCTGAAGATTGGCGACTTCGTGGCTGCAGCAAGGACAATACCTGCTCCTGAAAGCCTTGCGGTAATCTCCGATGAATGCGTAAAAGCGGCTGCATGCCTGATTGCCGATGGATCAATGACGGCAACGAATTGCATGTACATCAAAGGCGACAAGAGGCTCTTTGACGATTTCAAAAAAGCAGTAAAGAAAGCCCCAGGGTTCTTGAGGTTTGGCCAGGAGGAATTCAAAAGGGGCGCATGGTACGTGAACTGCTGCGGAGTGCTTCCATGGGCGCGAACTCTTGGCATCGACTGCAAATCGAAAGACAAACGAGTTCCCGCCGGGTACTTCGGGTTATCCAATCGCCAGCTTGCCCTGTTCATCAATCGTCTGTTCACTAACGGAAGTGTCTACGTAGGCAAGCATCGCAAGATCGAACTGGGACTCGCAAGCGAAGGTTTGATTGACGATATTCAACACCTCTTGCGCCGATTCGGAATCGTTGCGAGGAAGTACTATCACGAAGCTTCGATAAAACAGGAAGATGGAACAAAGAATGTTTACGACTCCTGGCGACTAGATATCAGCGATGCGCCTATGCAGCTTCGATTCCTGGAGTTCATAGGACCCATCTTCGGCAAGGAGACAGAGTGTCATGAGCTACTGAAGGATGCCTCCTCTGTAAGGAGCAATCCGAACTGGGACGTTGTTCCAATTACGACAGAGGAGATAAGGGAGATACGTAAGGAGACCGGTCCGCACGACAGCAAGGAATGGGCAAGGAAGGCAGGTCTTTGCAAGGGTTCATACATGGGTAGGGACAAGTTTCGTCGCCTGTGTAAGGGCCTTGGTTATTCGGGTAAATATCGTAAGTTCGCCGACATGGATGTCGTCTGGGAGAAGATTGAGTCCATTGAGGATGCTGGTGTCCAGGATGTCTACGACCTGACGGTCCCAGAGACTCACAATGCTGTTGTGAATGGGATCATTGTTCACAACACATTCTTCGCATCCATAGCTGCATGCAGGGTTTTGTATGAGTTGTCATGTTTGCGGGACCCGCATCGCAGTTACGGTATTGCTCCTGGTTCGGATATTTCTTTTATTGTTTTATCAGTAAAAGAAGATTTGGCTATTAAAGTTGCGTTTACTAACATCGCTGCGAAAATTAAAGATAGTGATTATTTCAAGGAACATTTTCCTTTTAAGGCAGTGAAGAGGGAATTGTTGTTTCCTAGAGGGGTTATGGTTGCTGCGCGAGCGTCTACGGATAGCGCAGCGTTGGGTCTCAATGTTTTTGGTGGGTTTATCGATGAAGGTAACTTCATGCCTGACATGAAGCAGAAAGAGTCTATTGATAAGCGCATGGGCAACGTTAATCGGGCGAAGTTTCTTTACGACCAGCTACAGCGTCGTATGAAATCTCGCTTCATGAAGCATGGTAAACTGCCTGGCTTGATGATTGTTGTTTCGTCGAAGCAGACGAAGGATGACTTCACGGCACAACGCATCAAGGAAGCAAAGGACGACCCGGGTGTATTTGTGCGTGATTATTGCTTAACCGGAGACACGAAGGTTCCGTTGCTGGATGGTCGTATTCTCACGATGAAAGAATTGGTTGCCAAATATGGTGGTGCCGATGATTCGTTCTGGCTGTATTCGGTGGATGCGAGAAAAAGGACCGTGGTTCCTGGTCGTGCTCATAGCCCGAGGCTGACAGCGCGTCGAGAGGCGGTGTTGAACATTGGCTTGGACAACGGAAGTGTTGTCAGGGCCACCGCTTCACATCCGTTTATGCTGCGGGATGGTAGCTATCGTCGTGCTGGCGAGTTGTCTTTAGGTGACAGCTTGATGCCGCTATATAGACGTCTTGACAAGAAAGGGTATGAAGAGATCGCCCAGCCCGGCTGGGATTGCCGATGGCAGAAGACTCATCACATGGCGGCTCGCTTCAAGTATGGAAGGTGGCCAAAACGTGGGGACGATGGTTTGCCAATTATTGTCCATCATATGGATCATGATAAGAGAAACAATATTCCGGAGAATTTAGTTTGGTGGGAGTGGACACAGCATCAGGAGCATCATTCTCAGAACATGGATGTGCTGCTGGAATATGTGCGGAGTGATAAGCATCGTGCATTTGCTTCTGAGCACATGAAGAAGCTCCACGCTGATCCAGAATTTGCTGAAGAGCGGAATAGGCGCGGAGCTGAGGCATTAAATATACTTTGGAATGATCCGGAATTTAGGAAGAAACAGGCTGCAGCGGCAAGCAAGACATTGTCTGAGTGGCATGCGTCGCCGGAGTCTATAGAATTGCAGCGTGTTAACAGTCTTAAGCGCTGGGACAAGAGTCGCAAGGTTACGATGGGCGCTGTCGTTGACGGCGCAGAGCGCGGTTTACTATTAAGAGAGTTGGCAGGAGAGATTGGATGCTGCCAATCGGCCATATGTGTAGCCTTGAAGCGCAATGGATATCCTCTTTACTCTGAGTTAAGAAAATATCCTGAGAGAGCGCCGAACAATCACACTGTTGTGTCTGTCGAGGATGGAGGCGTTGAGGATGTGTACGATCTGACAGTTGATGGATATAGTAATTTTGCCTTGGATGCAGGAGTGTTTGTTCACAACAGCACCTGGGACGTAAAGGAAGGGGCTTTCTCTGGTGAGAGATTTCCAGTCTTAGTTGGAAACGACATGGTTCAGTCGAAGATTCTTACCCAGGAGGAGGCTGATGTTATGCGGCCTGCTCTCCAGGATGGGTTAATTATTGTCGATGTTCCAGAGGAATATCGCAGTGATTTTACTAATGATTTAGACGGATCAATAAGAGATGTCGCTGGAATCGCAACAGTGTCTATATCTCCATTCCTGCAGCAGCGGGACAAAATTATAGAGTGCATCGATCCAAACCGTGATCATCCGTTCTCTAAAGAGTCATGGGTCCACGGAGACGGTGGCTCTGTCTCTTGGCCGAAGATTGCCCACCAAGTGCAAATGCGGGATGGGGCAGAATTGTTCCAGTCCTGGCAGCCGTTGTTTTATCCAGGTGCGTCGAGACATGTCCATATCGATCCGTCGCTGAATACTGACTCAACAGGGTTCGCAATGGGCTGCGTGACTGGGTACAAACATGTAACCAGGAGAGATAGAGAAACGCAGGAGCAATACACAGAGTCTGCCCCAATTATTTGGGTAGATTTTTTGCTTCGGATTTCACCGCCAGTAGGTGGTGAAATTGACCATGGGGAAGTTCGAAGCCTGGTCTATAAGTTTCAAGGCCATGGATTTATGGTCAGTTTGATAACGATGGATCAATTCAATTCGTCCTCTTCGCTTCAAAAGTTTGCGACCAAGGGGATTACGGCTGAAAGAATGTCTGTTGACAAGCCGATGGATGCCTATGACACCCTCAAGGAAGCAATCTATGAGGGTCGGGTTCATTTTTATGGGTATGAACCGCTCCTAGAGGAGTTGCGGACTATCCAGAAGGACCATGCAAGGAACAAAGTCGACCACCCAAAGACTGGCTGTTTTGTCGGAGAGACAAGGATTCCATTGCTGGATGGGACGCATCCTCAGATATCAGAGCTTGTAGGCAAAGAGGTTTGGGTTTATTCGTCCCGGGAAGATGGGTCTATAGTGCCGGGCAAGGCACGTGGCAGATGCACGAAGAATGTCGACGAGCTTGTCGATGTTGTTCTTGATTCTGGTGCGGTTGAGCGCTGCACTCCGGAGCATTTGTGGAGATTGCGAGACGGTTCATACAAGGAAGCCAAGGATTTGCGTCCTGGCATAGATCGTCTGATGCCAATAAACAGACAGTGGCCAGTCAATGGTGGCTATGAGCATGTGTCTGGGGTCACACGGAAGAAGCATCTTACTCATAGGTTTGTAATGGAGTATTTCAATGGCATTGTCCCGGATGGGAGCATTGTTCACCATATCAATGGGGCCAAGACAGATAACCGCCCAGAGAACCTAGAGATCGTAAGCAAGAACTATCACGCCTTTGAGCATACGAGTAATCGCCATGCTTCAGACCCTGGGTACAGAGAAAAGGTGCGGGAGGGGCTGCAGCGGTTCAACGAGAGCGACGAAGGAAGAAGGAAGCACAGCCTGGCGCTTAGTCGGACAATGGCGAACTTGAGTAAGGAAGACTATCTGGCACGTGCCAGGAAGAAAGCGGCGTTCAGAAGCGACGTTACGCTTGCAAGCCTGGAGCAGTTTGCCTTCGATCCAGAAGCAGTGAATGCCAATGCTGCAGCACGTATCATTGGATGCGGGCGCAATGTTGTCGTGAGAGTTCTGAGAGAGAATGGATTCTCTACTTGGGGTGATTTTCTTGAATCCGACCATGGGCCTAACCACAAAGTCAGGGCCGTGATTCCCGTGAAGCTGTCAGAACCTGTTCCGGTATTTGACCTTGAGGTAGATGAGCACAGTAATTTTGCGTTGTGTTCAGGGGTCTTTGTTCATAACAGCAAAGATCTTGCTGATAGTCTTGCCGGTATCGTGTTTACACTGACAACCCGTTACCACGGTCCCCCAATGGGTATACTAAAGGGGTTGTCAAAGTCTGCAGATTCTGAATCTGATGGACAGCAAGATATAGTGGCAGACGATATGATGCTACCGTTCCTTACCGGGTAGAGAAACTATGGATATCGAAAAGTTATCAAAGCTGATTCCCACAATGGAACATCGCAAAAAGGACAAGAAGCGGAAAAAACGCCGCAACCAACCCTATCGGTTCATTTCCTCCTTTCCAGTGATGTTTCCAGCAAGCATGGGTACGCCCAGAACCTACGAGATGGGGACCGCTAATGGGGACGGGGGCGATGCTGGGGCTGGGGACGCTGGGGCTGGAATGGGCGAGAGCAATGACTTTGCTGTAAGGCCGTCACGGGCTCGCGTTATCCATGAGGCAAAGAAGGCGATGGGCCTGCTTGAATTTGACTCTCACAGTAATAGTTCTAAGCCAGATCCAAGCTGGGGTGGATATTCTTTCCCTTCGTTTGGTGCAGTAAAGATGCGACAGGGTGGACCAACACTTGGCGGCCCAGGATTTCAGCACGATGGTGAGGGCGAGGCTGGCGGTGGTATTTACGATTATAAAAAGTCCCCAGGCATAGGTTTTCGGTCAGAAGCCGGCTGGAGAATCTGGAGGTCGGCATTGGAAGTAATGGACCGGGACGCTACCAGTACGAAGCAGCAAATCCTGTTTAAGGCTCTTGATCGGGCAGGGATTAGACGGGGTGAAATAGACCCTGCAGAGCTTCACTTGGTTGAGATGGGAATTGAGTGGTACCTGACTGATCCTGGATCGTTAGCAGCAAAACGAACAGGCAACGCCGGCCCCGGCGGAACCGGATACATGAACCCAGCAGGCGCTCCGTAATGAGAGTGCGAGGTGAGCCAGTGGGCGACCCGGACGGAGTGCTCGGGGAAGCACCAGAAACAGAATTTGCATTTCTGCTCGTACCCATGGCCACATACGAAATCGCCATGCAGGCAGCCAGGAAAGAGAACATCTCAGTGGCTGATGTTTTTCAGAAGGCTCTGCTAGGGTATCTCCGTAACGTCTTTGAAGTAGACAATGACGCCGAAGAAGAACACCGAGGACCGAACAGACCGGAACCAGCTATCGTTCTGCGGAAACGAAGACCCTAAAAAAGGAGACTTGTTATGGTTAGTACTATTCTAGAAAATATTATTCCTGTTTTATTTACGGTACTTACCCCGGTCCTGTTGGTGATTGTGCACGGCCTTCTCAGGAAGGTTGCAAAGAAGTGGGATTTGCAAGTCGCCCTTGTCTATGAAGACAAAATTGATGACATGATCTTAAAAGGAGTCAAAGCCGCTCAACAGAAGAGTATCAACGCAGTGAAATCCGGCAAAGAAAAGACCTCCGGCGAAGAGAAGCTTGATATGGTTATGAAATTCGTCAACGCTCAGCTCGCTGCACACAAGTTGCCAGAAAAAGCATCGTCAGAACTGGCTATGCTCGTTGAAGCTAAAATCTTCGATGAGAAGACCAAGACAACGCCAACGCTGGTTGCAGAATAGAGACTGGCACGTAAGGGACCAATATAATGGCAACTATAACTCCTGCATTTCCGTCTCCGTTTCCAGAAAATCGTAGGTCCATTCGCTTCTATGCGACCGGAACCACTACCGGAGCTTTCGCTGGTAACCAGTTCGCCTTTGAGCGAGCTGGTGTGACTCCCTCTGACCAAGGATGGTCGACTGCAATTCGTGTCAGAGCTGTCGCAGGAGATGTCGAAATTTCATTCGACGGTGTGAACGTTCATGGCTTCATTCCCTCAGGAGAAGCACAGGTCTATTGGGACCGATACGAAGGCGGTATCTCAATCAGAACATCCGCAGGCACCCCGACCTTTTATATTGAAGCCTGGTAGTGTAGGGTCGGCTTACCGATGAGTGCCGACGAACTAGCCGAAAAGAATCTAATTCCAGAAGTTCGCGTTTCTTCAGGGATAATAAATATTGTTGAAGATAATCAACATGTTGTCGGTAACAGTTCTTCTGGATATCTGTCTGAATTTTTTGTTAACAAATACCTCACAAAAGAGGCGATTGCTCTGATGAAAGATTCAGAAACAAACCGGATCGACGAGAAAAAACAGTCCGGTCCAACCCCTGCCGACTTCGGAGAACATCTGCCAATTCCACTGGATGCCATCTGCGCCAGCGTCGTCGTCTCAGACAAAACAGAACTAGATACCGATCTAGATCCAATCGTCGAAGAGATACTAGACAATGTCCTGAAAGGGGTAGAAGAATGACCCGGAAGAGAATGTTGCGCCCTATCCGTCGCTGTAAAGACGGATGCTTACCATAGCCGAATATGTTTTAATGTATTCGGCTATTAAAACTACCCGTTATGATTCTACTAATAATTTTTCTCCTTTCAAGTTACGGTGTTACCAACATCATAACGAGCGGGAAGATATTCGAGCCACTGCGCAAATATTTGCGTGAAGCACCGATTCTTGGTTATTGGATTAAGTGTCCGATGTGTATGGGCGTTCCAGTCGGGATTGGAATCTGTGCACTTGGATTTTGGCCAGACCCAGTCATCGACTGGTGGAAAAACTGGATAGCTGCAGGCGCTGCCTCAAGTGGATGGTGTTGGATGGTGAGAGTCCGTCTGCACAGCATGGGTGAAGACACCCTTTGATGAATCGTTAAGGACAAAGTTATGGGTTTTTGGGGTGATGTCGGCGGTCGCGTCCGCAACTTAATGAGCTTCGACAAGGAGCGGGTAGTTCTCAACCTGGCAAAAGGTGGGACCGCTTCAGGCTATCCGCAAACAGGTTTCGACCTGCTCCAAGCCTATGGCTACGATGTTCTAAGCGATTACCTCAAGCTTGAACACGACCTTATGAGTCGCTATGTGGACTACGAAGAGCAGGACGATTATCCGGAGTTGTCCTGCCTGGGCGCTGATTCAAGAGTGTTCACCCTAGAGCATGGCTGGGAGAGGATCGAGGATCTGGCGCAGAGAGGCGGAGAATTCCACGTCCTTGCATACGACAAGGAGACCAAATCCCTTACTCCCGCTCTGGCTTGCAATGCACGTAAGACTGGCTCCAGCGGGCACTCTAAGCCGATGGTCCGTATTGTCTTCGACAATGGACAATCGATCACTTGCACAGCCGACCATCTCTTCTTCACCAAGGATGAGCGCTGGATAGAGGCCGGTTCGCTGAATCCAGGGCAGCGCCTTATGCCAGGAGTGGTTCGGATGAGAAGTCTGAACACTGATTCCTCTGAGGATTACTGGCAGGTTCATCAGCCCAATTCGGACTCTGAATCCAGGTCTTCAGACGGCAAGCGGTGGACATGGATTCACAGGCTGGTAGGGGAGAAATTTCTCGGCGCAGGTAAGGGAGATGTTGTCCATCACCGGGATGAAAATTCCTTGAACAATGCACCAGGGAATCTGAGCGTAGAAGACCGTGCGAGTCATGCGTCACAACATATTGCACGTATAGACAATTCTCACTTCTTTCCAGAGTGGACTCCTAAGCGCCGCGCCGAAACCTCAAAGAGGATGCTTGGGAATTCCTACAAGACAGGCAAGAAGGACTCCGAAGAGACTAAACAGAGGAAGTCTGATTCAGCCAAGCAGAAGAAGTTATCGACAGAGCATAAGCAGAGGATCGGTGACGCCCATCGAATCAAATTGACACGGGAGCAGGTAGAGGCTGCTTACGAGTCAACAAATACCGTTGCAGAAATGGCCATGAAGCTTGATGTCTCGTGGAGCACTGCGCGACGTAATTTAGATCGATTCGATCTCATCGAAGATGACAACAATCATCGCGTCATCAGAGTGGAATATCTTGGGGAAAGGGATGAGATATTTGACCTGGAAGTACCTGATTATCATAACTTTGTATGCGATGGAGTGGTCGTACACAATAGCGCAATAGACATTTATGCCGATGACGCTACGCAAGTCGATGCACTGAAAAACCGTACAGTATGGGTCGATTCTCCAGACCAGACAGTCCAGACCATCCTCGAAGACCTGTTCCATCGTCGTCTCCGTATCGACGAGGAAATATGGGAGATGGCGAGAACCTTGGTCAAGTACGGAAACGACTATGAAGAATTGCTCGTCACTGGGGACGGAGTTGTAGGGCTCAACTTTTTGCCCCCACCGACCATGCGTCGCATCGAGGGCAGACGTGGTGAACTCTTTGGATTTGTTCAGGATTTTAAAGGGCGGTTCGGCTACTCGCCCGACGAATTCAAACAGCTCCTGACCCAACGTTTAGCTGGTGCAAACCAGGCTCATGAGAAGTATGCGGCCCTGGAGGATTGGGAGGTCGCGCACCTGAGACTCAGAAGTAAGCACAGGCGCTCGATATACGGATATAGTGTCCTCGAAAGTTCGCGCTGGATATGGAAGCGACTGATGCTCCTCGAAGATGCGGCCATGGTCTATAGGCTGCAGAGAGCACCACAGAGGTATGCCTTCTATATCGACGTCGGTGATTTGCCACCTAAGGAAGCGTTTGCGTTCTTGCACAAAGTTCGACAACAGTACAAGAAGACTAAGTTCTACAACCCCACTACGGGTAAGTTAGATCTAAAATTTAATCCTTTGTCACAGGACGACGATTTTTTTGTGCCCGTAAGAAAAGGGGTACAGCAGACCAAGATTGAAGTCGTTGGCTCTCCATCGTGGCAGCACATGGAGGACATTGAGTACTTCAAGCTAAAGCTGTATGCGGCAATTAAAGTACCGAAGGTCTACCTCGGCTCAGAGGCACCAAGAGCAAAGGGCGTGCTTTGTCTGACAGGGGACACGAGGGTGCCGCTTTTAGATGGTCGTACGGTGACTTTGAAAGATTTGACGGAGGAGCAAGGTCCCGATGGCACTTTCTATGTTTACTCCTGTGACAAGGACGGGAACATAGTTCCAGGCGAAGCTGTTGGCTGCCAGATGACACGTCCCAATGCTGAGGTATGGGAGGTCGAGTTAGACGACGGGAGCAAGGTTCGCGGTACGCCAGACCATCCGTTCATGATGCGAGATGGTAGTTATCGTGAATTGTCTGAGCTGAAATCGGGCGATTCTCTTATGCCGCTTTATCGCAAATTGTCTAGGGGCAGGGGCAGGGGCGAGAAGCTTGACAGTTACGAGATGGTTCAGCATCCATCTACGGAGGAGTACGAGTATACGCACCAGGCTGTGAGCCGTTCGCAGTGGGGCGACGGTTGGTACACCGGAGGTGGCGAGCAGTGCGTCTGTCATCATGCTTCTTTTGACAAGATGAACAACGATCCGCGCTTTTTGAGGCGGATGACGAAGGAAGACCACTTCCAGCTGCATGCTGAACATGCAGAGAAGACCCTGCAGCGTCCAGATGTTGTCGAGGCAAGGAGGCGTGGGGTTAAGGCTTGGACGGACACAGAGCGCTGCAAGGAGCTTGCGAAGGCGAACCTTTTGGCGGCTCAGCCGAAGGTCGACGCCTGGAGACGGTCAGATGAACATCGTTTTCTCAAGTCTGAGCAGATGACTCGCCAGTGGGCGGATGAAGATTCATCGATATTGGCTGCTCATACGACGGACGAGTTCCGGTCACACATGAGCGATGTTGCGAAGCAGAATTGGAGCGATCCGGAATATCGCGAGCAGCGCGAAGGCGAGAATAATGGTCGCTGGAGGCACGACGTCGACTTGCAACATCTCATTGAGACTGCGGACAGCTATCGATGTCGTAATCGGGATGAGCTGATTAAGTGGTCCAAGTGTTCATGGTCTCTAATTGCGCGAATTTTTAAGCAAAACGGTACTTCGTACAGGGAATTCGCTGTTGAACATATGGTTGGCGGCTATAAGCTTTGCGCAGCCGGCGTTGGTCCTGTCGTGACTCCTGAGGTGACAGCAGGGGTTCAGCCAAGAAATCACTCTGTGGTTTCTGTGAAATTCGTTGGCTACGAGGATTGCTACGACATCACAGTCAAGGAGCATCATAACTTTGCTGTGGCAGCATCTGAACAAAGTGGTGTTTTCGTTCACAATTCGCAAGAAGACGTCAGATTTGCCAGAACTGTCCTTCGGATACAGCGCGAATTGAGGAATGGGCTGAAAAAGATAGCCAGAGTCCATTTAGCGTCGCTTGGAATCAACCCTTCTGCGGTTGATTACGAAGTTTACATGACGGTTCCCAGCGCGATTTTCGAGCTGGCGCAGCTGGAGGTTCGCAATGCGAGGGCTGATTTTGCCGGCAGAATGAGCCAATTTGTATCTTTGCATTGGATTCTTCAGAAGGTTTTTGGTCTTTCTGACACGGAGATTGAGTTCATCATCGGTCAGCGGCACGAGGAGGCGTTGGCTGACGCAGAGATTCAGGCCAAGTCGATGGGGCTCCAAATGGACGTTCAGAACCAGGCAACGGCTCAGGCTGGGGCAACTCAGATGCAGCAGCAGCAGCAGATGGCCCAGGCCCAGGGGGGTCAGCCAGCAGCGGCTCCTAGCAAGCAGCAGTCAGAGGATGCGAGAAATTATTTGCGGACGATGGGTTCGTTGTCCCGCATGTGGCCACAAATAAGACAGCATCATGGTTTCAAGCCAATTACTGAGCAAGAATTGTTTAATGGGAACCGGGAACACGAGAAGCGTGTAGAGGATAATTTAGAAAAAATAATGGACCAATTCCCGGACATGGGTGCTCGTTTGAATGAGTTGGGGCATCTAATTAAAGAGCTATCACAGCACAGTAAATAAAATCGATTACCTCATAATGTTCTGTTGGTTAGGTTGACAGCCGTTTTTATATGACTCTAGTATCTCCTCAGTGATGGGGAATGCTCATGCAGTCAATAACCTTCCTTTCTTGAGGGAGAAAATGGTCCCTCTTGACGAGCTACAGAAGCTTGTCGAGGGATCTTATGAGCAGTCTGTCGCTCTCGTAGAGAGAGCGATTAAGGCTAATCATCATCTTTTCATAGAGAGTGGGGCTGGCAACAATGTTTCGTTGTTGGCGACGTTCACTGACCATGCGGTTGTGGCTACGACTGCGGGCAGATACTATGAAGTTAGCGTTAAGCACATGGACGGTGATGCCATATGCGAAGACGTGAGGGAGCTGGACGTCACGGTAGTAGACCAGTCGAATGCTGCCGAGTACGTACGGGATTTCACGTACAGCGCTGTGGATGCACTTCTTGGTGAGGACATGGAGCTGGCCCGGGACAGGGTTTTGGCATTAGCTTCCTTACAGGAAGAGAAGCATGACCAGGTAGACGGTCGC